GGACCCACGGGCACTAATAGGTGGAACTATAAGAGAGCTAGCTCAATCTATAATGGGAGCAAAGTTTGGTTTAGTTAGAACTAAGAGAGTATAATGGCAAGAAGCACATCAACAAGAAGATCACAAATTTTAGACGCTTTAGTTACTAAATTTAAGGATATTGATGGCACAGGGGATTATAGAACTGATATTGCTGATCAAGTATTCCCAGCAATGAAGTTTTGGGACGAAATTAGTACTTATCCTGCAGTACACCTATCTGCGGGAACAGAAACAAGAGAATATTTTGGTGGAAATAATAGGTGGAGATTTTTAACAATTACAATTCGAGCATATGTAAATCAAGAAGACCCAGGTGAGGCACTTTGTTTACTACTCGAAGATATAGAATACGTACTGGATAATAATTTAAGTATTACTTATTCAGATTCATACGGAAGCGCTAGTACCGCACAACAAACCATCCTCAGTATTGATACTGATGAAGGAGTGTTAGCACCTCTCGGTATTGGCGAAATGATAATAGAGGTGCGATATTAGAAAACGGGATATTGAAGCAAAAGCGTAGATATTCCCCTTTTCAAGCCAAAAATAGGAGACTATAATGGCAACTAAACTATATTTTAGCAGAGATACGAAAGTATACGCACATGTACCAATGGCAACAGCCGGTACACCTAGTATGTATTTCGAATTACCCGTCTTAGACGGATTTTCGTTTTCTCAAGCAACAAATACTAGTGAAATTATGTTGAATGAAGCACAGAGTACAGCGGGAGCTAGTAGAAGAGGTAGATCAATGTTTACTGATTCTTTTGCGCCAGTTGAGTGGAGTTTTTCCACTTATATGAGTCCTTTTACCCATAATGAGTCAGAATCTAGCGCTAATATTGGAACAACTGGAGCAGCACATGGTACTGATAATACAGTATGTGAAGTTTCTTCATGTATGTGGGCTATGTTTTTCAGTGAAACTGTAAATGCGGGACTAACTGAAGGTACCTCAGTGTTACAAATAGCTCAAGGTAATGCTAATAAAGCGACTGTAGGTGTATTTGACCTTTATTTTGTACTTGGAGCGTCTCAAGTTTCTACTAGAGCTTATACTGTAGGAACTGGAGTAACTAATCAGATGGTTTATAAAATCTCTGATTGTTCTGTTGGAGAAGCATCATTTGATTTTGATCTTGATGGAATTGCTACTGTAAATTGGTCTGGAAGTGGAAAACTAATTTCAGACTATGGAGATCTTGATTTAGAAGGAGAAAATGATGTTGTCTATGAAGGTACAAATAATAATACAGGTTTCATAAGAAATAGAGTATCTGATTTAAGAATAACCGCCGCTGCAAGTCAAAGTGATTTGACTGGTAGTGGTAGTGCAGTAACTTATACAACTACTTTAACGGGTGGGAATATTACTATGAGTAATAATCTTACTTATTTAACTCCAGAAATTCTAGGGCTAGTTAATCAACCTTTAGGACACGTAACAGGTAGCAAATCAATTGGAGGAAACTTCACTTGCTATCTAGATAGTGCAGGTACAACTAGTGCAGAACTTTATGAAGATTTAGTAGAAGCAACTACTGATATTCAAAACTCATTTACTTTGAGTTTTGATATTGGAGCAAGTGGCACTCCGCATTGTATTATTGCAATGCCTACATGTCATTTAGAGTTACCAACTCATTCAATTGATGAAGTAATTTCAATGGAAACTAATTTCCATGCGTTACCAAGCGACTTTGACTCAACAAATGAAATCACACAATTTGAATTTGTAGGAAAAGATGTTAACGCATAATAACTAGGTTGTTAGGGCGGTACGCCGCCCTAACATTATATTAACAAACAACAATAGGAAACAACCAGCATGAACGAACAAACAAAAACAGTAGGGCCAGTATCTCTGGCAACTCTGATGACACCCAGCAAAACAGTTACTATAGACTATCCAGAGATGGAAGGTTTTACAGTTGATTTAACTTATCTTGCAAGAGAAGAATTGTTAAAACTTCGTAATAGATGTTTAAAACAAAAATTCAATAAAAAGACAAGAGGGTTTGAAGAACAACTTGATGAAGATACATTTTTAATAGAATATGTAAAAGCAGTACTTAAAGGTTGGAAAGGTTTTAAATATGAGTATATATCTCAATTACTTTTAATAGACACTTCCAATGTAAATTTAAAAGATAGTTTAGCTTTTACACAAGAAAATGCACAAGTACTTATGAAGAATTCTTCTGATTTTGATACATGGGTAACAGAAACAGTAGGTGATCTTGAAAATTTTACTCAGACCAAGTAAATTCAATAGTTGAATTACTTGAGCGAAAATTTGGAGATACACAATTTAAAAACTATGAAGAATATTTAACAGTAATGCAAAGATTAGGGAGAGAACCTGATCCTGATAAAATGCCTATTGAAGAACGAGATTTTCCATATGAGGTACAATTAGCATTTTTTATACATAGTTTACTCCCTGATAGATGGGAAGGTATGAGTGGATCATATTTAGGTAAGGATTGGAGTGCTTTAATAGGCTTATTAGAGATTTATAATATAGATAATAAACCTATTGTAACATATTTTTTAAAAATTATTGATAATTTATATTCACGAAATGTAAATGATAAGATAGAAAAACGACAAAAAGCGTCAGAAACACGCATAGCAGGACAGAATCCTGGGATTAAAATAAATGGCTAAGAAAACATTTGAAGTAGAAGGCAAGGTCAAGATTAAGGATGACGGCAGTTTAAAACAAACTGGTAAAAAAGCTAAACAAACCGGAAAAGACTTCGAAAAAGGAGCTAAAGGTGCTCACTCTTACGACAGGCGTCTTAGAGGAGCAGCTAAGATGTCCTCTGGAGCGTCTAAAAACTTCTCTAAAATGTCTCAAGGTATATCTGGGGGACTTGTTCCCGCATACGCTACTTTAGCGGCTTCATTATTTGCATTAGATGCAGCATTTAGATTTTTAAAAGAAGCAGGAGACTTAAGAATATTAGAAGAAGGTCAACTAGCTTATGCTCAAATAACAGGAATAGCTTTTAGTACTTTAACTAAGGACTTAAGAGAGGCTACAGCAGGTCAAATTTCTTTTAAAGAAGCAGCAGAAGCTGTAGCAATAGGTACTGCTGCAGGATTATCAGCAGGACAATTAAGAGATTTAGGTTCTGCAGCTAAGAATGTATCATTAATACTTGGTAGAGATGTAGTAGATTCATTTAATAGATTAATTAGAGGTGTTACAAAAGCAGAGCCAGAACTTTTAGATGAATTAGGTATAATTCTTAGATTAGATAAAGCACTTACTACATATGCTAATACACTTGGAATAAGTAAAGAATCTTTAAATGCATTTCAACGAACACAAGCGGTTGCAAATGAAGTATTAGACCAAACAAAAAGTAAATTTGCAGATTTAGAAGATTTAGATGTTAGTGAATTTAATAGATTAGGTGTTGCTTTTACTGATTTGATAGATAAACTTCAAATATTTATTGCAAAATATGCAGAGCCACTAGCGGCATTTTTATCAAAAAATATTATGGCAGCAGTAGGAGCTTTGTTACTTTTTGGTACTTCAATAGCGAGAGCAATATTGCCAAATTTAACAGACTGGAAAAAGCGACAAGTAGATGCTCATAAATCTGCAAAAAATGAACTCAAAAAACTTACAAACCAATTAAAAAAGTATAATCAAGAACTTGGACGAACTAAAGGACAAGCAATGACATCAACAAGAGCACTAGGTAAGTTAAATTTACCTGGAGCTGCTGGAGCTGCAGCTGGAAAAGGTGAAATCCCAAGTAAAAGAGCTACAAATGCAGCTCTTAGATCTATGGAGAAAAAACAAGGAAGCTTCTATAATAGTGTTAGAGCAAGTGAAAGAGCTGCGGTTAAAAAACATTTACAAACAATTTTAGCTCATCATAATATACATGAAACAAAAATAAGACGTGGAGTAAAAAAGACTGAAAATTTTCGTAAAAGAAGTTTCAAAGCAATTGAGATTGGTTGGAAGTGGATGCATGCCCGTATGGCAGGAATAGCAAGAGGATTCGCTACAGTTATGGCTGGACTTATGACAGCAATGGGGTGGATTAGTATAATAGTAATGGCTGCAGGAGCTATTAAATCTTTTATGGATGCGGCTAAAAGTGAGGAACTTAAAATATTCGAAGAAGGTTTAGAGAAATCTAGTGAGAGAGCAGCAGATTTAGCTAAAAATCTTGCTTTAATGAATAAAGAGTTAAGAGATAATCAAGAACTAATAGGTGATGTCGGGTTAACGTTAGCATATTTAGGAAAAATGATGAGCAACATTAATGTTAAGG